TTCATGCCCGTTTGGCCTGAACTCTACGTGGTTCAGAACCAGCGGGCATGGTACGGCACATGATCACACCCACAATTGATCGTCTCATCGATCGGCGCTGCCGGATCCCTCGGGAACATCATTGGCACGCCGCCTATATTAAATGATTCGTCGACCGGCACATGCTGACCGTCGGCCTCGAGATGAGTCGGTCTTGGCACCTTTGGATGCCCCACGTGGCGCCATTGTTTTTCAAGGCCCTGAACATACTCGGCTGCCTGTTCCATACGAAGCTCCGCTGCCTGGGAAAAAACACGACCCATCTCGGTTTTCGTGATCACCTCGGCCCGGGCGCCGATCGACGTGAAGATAGACGGGTCCTTGAGATTCTTTCCGATCGCCTTGGCGACCTCCTGGGGAGTCTTTCCCCCCATCACCCCGAGCGTCAGCTCGCTCTGGATCCGGTCCCAGGCAGAATTCGAAAGACCCTCGACCTTATGAAATGTAAAGTCCTTGAGCGTATCGAGGACCGAAGTCGATAGATGAAATCCCGTATAGATTCCCGCCTCGCCCAGGGGCACATCGACCAGGTTTCTCCCCAGGCCCCACGATTCCTCGAGAAATCCTTCAGCCTCGGCCTTTGCCTTGGCCTCGAAATTCTCGACCTGATGCTCGATGGAGCTAAGCATCTGCTTTAAACGATACGAATCCCACTCCGTGATCGCTGCCTGACCGAGCTCGTGGAGGACCTCATCCTGGAGCTTCTGGAGGATCTCCAACATGGCCCGGGTCCCCGACTTAATCGCCGTGTTTTTCTCCTTTATGATGCGCGCGATCACAGAATTTACCGTTGCCACTCTAAAACCCCCTATTTTTGGTCACTGACTTCCGGACGACCCATCTCAAATACGTCCAAACACTACCCAACCCCCCCCCCAAACACAACAAAAAATCTCAGCTTTTCGGGGGTCCGGGCACTGGCAAGGACCGACCGAAAAAGTCTTGTCCTGGCGCATCCTGTGAGTTTGGGGTCATTTCGTGGTCCTTAGCCCAGCGGAGAAAACTATCCTCCAAAATAAAGACGAATTTTCCGATTTTTACCCAGGGCATTCCAAGTTCTCTCCAATTGAGAAACGTCTGTTCCGAGACCCCCAATTTCTTGGCCATTTCCTCTGCCTTTTTCAGCTTCATCTTTCCCTCGTCACTTGGGGTTTATTTTTTTTCACTGACCACTGACCACTGACTATTGGCTATTGACCACTTTCCCCTTGCCATTCTTTTCTTTATCCCCGAGATAGTCCTCATTCTTCTCCTCGACCTCTTCCTGTTTCACCTTCTCTTCCATCCCTTCGAGGTCGAGCTCCACGCCCAGGTAATTGATCACCACGCCATAGATCTTTCGGGCTGTCTCGCGGTCGATCCATTTGCGGTCCTGGGCCACGGCAAGAGAAGACGACACCTGGCCGATCACGGTCGCGTATTTCCCTACATCCTTGACCGACAGCTCCGGCACGATCACTTCGTAATCGTATGCCCTCTCTTCTGGCATCCTGAGATATCGTGCCTTTAGCCCCATCGCGATCTGATAATCAAGGATCGATTCGAGCCAATATTTAAAATATCGCTGCTTCGAGGAAAGCGTCTTAAAAGTGGGCGTCCCCATCTCGACCGCCGTCGCGCGGTTCACGTCTCCGCCGCCTCCGTACCAGTGCTCGGGGTACGTGAACGGCCCGAGGATATGATTCCGGAAAAGCCTCGCCCCTTCCGAAAAATCCGGCGCCTGTAGGGTCGGCGCCTTTGCCTCGGCCGTCACCTTCTCGTTATGCCCGAAGACGGATCCGGCCTTCTTCACGAAGCTTCTGACCTGCTCCTCGATCGCGGTCTTATCGCCTCCCTGGACCTGAAGGTCCCAGACGAAAGCATTCATCTGCCGCCATTTGTCTCCCGTGTCGAAAAGAAATTGCTCGTAATTGTCGAGCCAGTCCGCCACGGTCAGAAGCTCGCTCCGGCCCCTGGGCGAATTGGTCACGTTATTCATGGCCGAAAAGAAACATTCGCCGTCGCTGAATTCCCTCCTCATCTCTTTGCCCTTATTCGACATGACGTAGTCAGCTTCTTCCGGGGCGATCACCTTGTACTTGCGGCCTTCGTAGCCAGGCGTATCTTTGAGACTGACGCCGATGACGACCTTCGCGTTTTCCGGATCGGTGATGACGGCTTTGATCTCGGACGTGTCGATATAGCCGAGCCTCAATCTCCCTGTCTGCTTGGCCACAAAGGCAGGGAGACAGAGCTCACCGTAGATCAGATGCTCGCGGATATGTTTTTCGAGGTAGATGTCCATCCGGTTTATCGGATCGTACCAGAACTTGTCGAGATATTTCTGAACCTCTTCTTCCTTCGCCTGGTAGGGAAGTCCTTCGGCGACAATAAAATCCTTCGCCACCTCGATCAGCCATTTGGCCATTGGGTTGTTCTCCCAGAGCCAGTAAGCCACATCGATCATCCGATCCTGCTTGAGCGGAGAAAGATCCCTATTTACGTCTTTTCCGGTGAGCCTGCGCCATCCCACGTCTTCATCGGTCAGGGACGAGGCTTTGAGTCGGCGCGCTACCTCGCGCTCGATGGTGCCTCCGAAAAGAGATCCGATAAGCCTATCTTTGAGATTCATTTCTTACTTCCCTTTTTTCTTTGGTTTTCCTTTGCCTTTGCACGCCATTTTCCTCACCTCCTTAACCGTGAACCCTTCGCGGTTCACGGCCAAATCTCTCAAAAAACCCGCGCCTTGGTTCTGTGTGGTAGTCTTCCTCTGTCGTCTCGCTCGACACCGATATGGCAGGGATCAATCCTTCCTCGCACAAGCCGAGAAGCATCTCCAGGGCGTCAGGCCCGTCGTCCGGGCCTCCTTTGTTTTTCGGCCTGTAATAGATCAGGTGCCGTTTCAGCTCGCGCATCGACGGCTTGAAACGGATCCAGCCATTCTTGATCCAGGGCTGAAGCCGGACGATCCTGAGATCCTTATCCGTATTAGGAATATAATCGTCGACATTGATCGTGAGATTTTTTTCATGGGCGACCTTCTCAAATTGACGCGCGAAGAATTCCTGGAACTGGACGGTCTCCATCCTCAGCTTATCGAAAGGATCGCGCTCATGCTGGGAGAGAATGTCCGTCATGATCTTGTCGGGCTGCCTCCGCTCGATGTCCGCGACGTCGAGATAAAGGATCCTGTCCTTCATTCTCCCTCCCATAATCGCCGAAGGATCTCCCCTCCTGTTTCGCTTTCCAAGGGAAGGATCGCACGCTCCCGCGTGCGGAAGCCCTGAAAGATCCACATCGCCCTCTTCCCAGTCGACGAGCCACTCTTCCAGGAAGACCGCATCCTCCGGATTGATCGGCTCGTTCTGTTTTTCGGATTCGAAATACGCTGGCCCCTCGGAGAGCCTCATCTTCATCAAGTAGTAGTAATCCTCGACTTCGGGCCAGAGAACCTCCGTACCTTGGAGCATCTCTTTCTCGTGTTGCCTGAAGAATGCATCGGACGCTTCTTCTGCCGCTTCCTTCCCCAGGGAGATATCGACAAAGATTTCTTCCCATTTCTCCCAGAGCTTCGATTCCGAATATTTCAGCACCGCCTTAAACTTCTTCCCCTTCCATCCGGGCTTATTGAGCAAACTCGCAAGCAGACTCTCATAATGGAGGATTGTTCCGATGACGATATACACGGTATTCTTCTGGCCGATCTTCATGAGCGCCTTAAAGAACCATTTCTCCAGTTTCTTCCGTTGGTCCGGAGACTCGACTGCCTCGTCGTTTTCGAGATCGTCGCAGATCACGAGATCCGGCCGCTTGCTTCCGTGCCTCATACCTCTTAGCTTCTGCCCCGCGCCGGCGCCCCGGATCTTGATGCCATTGCTGGTGACGATCAGGTCGGCCCGCCAGATCCGGCCCTCTCCGGTGAGGTCAGGGAAGTCCTGGGCCAGCCGCTCGTTGATCTCGATCTCGCTCTTTACGAAAAGCAGGAAATCTTCCGACTGTGCCGCCGTCTCGCTCACGATGAGCGGAAACGACCGGTACTTATATGCCGCCGACCAGAGGACCAGGATCAGAGTCGCCCAGGTCGACTTCGCATTTCCTCGAGGCGCCGCGTCGGCCTGCTTATCTCCGTCTCCGGTCTCGACCGACCGGAAGATCATCTCCGGATAACGCTTGCACATATACCGGTGAAGCGCCGAACAAGGAGAAGAGATGTAATGCGGAAAATAAGTCTTCCCGAAATATTCGAGATCCCTCGAAGCCTTTTCGATCCGCTCCTTCTGGGCCTTCTTATCGGCGGGAAAAGGCCTGGCCTGGGCCTGGATGAGCTGCCGGATCGCCTCGATCTCAAGATCAAATTTCTTTTCGGAGAGTTTCTTTGCCGTCATTTGCCCTTGTTGTATTTCTCTTTCGCGTAGGATATGAATTCGTCAAAATTCTTTTCGAGTACAATCAGCGCCTCGGGGTCGCGGTCTTTCAGGAACGTCACCATATCACGCATGAACGATAGAAAAACCTCTGGATTCGGCCCGGGGTTTTCAGAGGATGATGCCATCCTTTCCTCAGCCTCGATAACCCTCTGGAGACTCGCCAGCGCATGGACAACCTGAGGATCCGTGCTTGTGCGCGCCTTGTCCAAAAAATCATCACGCACTG